ATGAAATTGTAGCATTTAGATTTGAAAACAATTATGACAACGACGAAGAAGACGACGACTAAAAAGGCAACAGTGAAAACTGTAAAAACAAAGGCAACACCAATACCCAACTTACCAACAAATCCATTCGTATTTGAGGTTCTTGACGTTGCCTCTAAACAAAGAAGCAAAGCTAAAAAAGTTGAGGTATTACAAAAATATAAACATCCATCACTTGTTACATTATTTGTATGGAATTTTGATACCTCTATAATTACATTATTACCAGAAGGAGAAGTTCCTTATGGTACTAATAAAGAAGATCAAAATGCGACTGGATCTTTAACAGGAAAAATAAATGATGCTGTTGGAAAAATGGCAGAAATGGGATCTAATTCATTAGGATCTCAAGATCAAGGAAAGGCATCAATTCGTGCGGAATATAAGAAGTTTTATAATTTCTGTAAAGGTGGTAATCCAGGTTTAAGTAGTCTTCGTAGAGAGACAATGTTTATTAACATACTAGAGGGTTTACATCCATTAGAAGCAGAACTTTTATGTTTAGTTAAGGATAAAAAACTGCAAGAAAAATATAAGATAACAAAAGAAATTGTATCAACAGCATATCCAGAAATAGTATGGGGTGACAGATCATGAGTGAACCAGTTTTGACAGAAACAAAGACTGAAGAGAAAAAAATAATATGGAGTAAAAAAGAAAAAGATGCATCAAAAGATATGTACGGGTGTGAAATTATAGTTGAGAATGGATCTAAACAAGACATTCAAACTAGAGAGGCACCAACAGATTGTTTAATAGTCACATATGAATTTAATGGTGAGATGCATCAAGATTTAACAAGAGGAACGAGAGTTTCAATCTTTGATATGTATTATGATAAGTTTAAGAATGGATTGAAGAAGATCGATTATGGTTATGGCACAATTAAACCAAACCTATGGGGATATCAATCAGCACAAGGACCCAAAAAGAAAAAGCGAAAGTAGTTACAAAAATAGTCGAAAAAAAATCCCGCCAAAATTTTGACCTGTAGGGATTTTGTATCAGTTATTACATTCTTACTTGACTATATAATATGAATGTGTTAGTATTAACACACGTTCATCCCGCAAGGGACGCAAGTAAGCCGACTCGGAACGGAATCGTTCATCCCGCAAGGGACGCAAAAGCCGACTGAAGGAACGGGTTTCCACCCTACTACTGAGGACAAGCAAATGGCAACAGTTACTTACCGTGGTGTCGAGTATGACACTGAAGAGTACAACGCACAGGTTGTTGCGGAAGCAGCAAAGCGTGAAAGACACGATTTAATGTATCGTGGTCTTAAAGTTACAAGCAAGGCATCACCTTGTAGTTAACAAATCAGGAGGGTTGCAACCCTCCTTTTTTTATGTTATAATTAGATGAAAGAATAGTTTTATGGATAAAGAAAAACTCAAACTATTAGTTCGTCAATTAGAATTATCTGTAGATGCAATAAAAGCAGAGATTTATTCTGATGTAGACTCATATCGTAATTCACCTGCTTTTAAGCAAGTAAGTGATTATGATGAACTTCATGATGATGACGATGGCTACCCAGACTAGAGCAAGAAAATTAATCAAACTGCTTGAGCGGTTATTAAAGAAAAGAGAACTCTTTGATGATGATCAAGTCAAACTGATTAAAGAACAATTAAAAGTTGCCAAAGATGAATTGGCAAGAATTGAAGAACAAACATCAAAAGGATTTGGTTAATGGAAGTAAAACTTATTAGTGTATCACCTGATGCTGAACAGCATATGGCATATTGTGCTCGTGTCAGTAATCCAAATAATCAGGAAAATGAAAAATATGCAGGTCTTTTAAGATATTGCATTAAACATCAACATTGGTCAATTTTTGAGCAAGCGTTTATGACACTTGAAATTAATACAACAAGAGGTCTTGCTGCACAAATTTTAAGACATCGTTCTTTCACGTATCAGGAGTTTTCTCAAAGATATGCTGATAGTAGTTTATTAGGAGATAAAATACCATTACCACAACTTCGTAAACAAGATGAGAAAAATCGTCAAAATTCAACAGATGATCTAGATCCAATGCTAGTTCAAGAATTAGAAGTCAAAATGCAAAAATATTTTGCAGATGGTATGAAATTATATAAAGAGATGTTAGATGCAAAAGTTGCAAAAGAATGTGCAAGATTTGTTTTACCATTAGCAACACCGACTCGTCTTTATATGTCAGGTAGTGTTCGTTCTTGGATACATTATATTGAACTTCGTTCTGGGCATGGAACACAAAAGGAGCACATGGATATTGCAAATGCTTGCAAGAGTATCTTTACCGAACAATTCCCAACAGTAGCAGAAGCTATGGAATGGGTCTAAATAACTTTACATAACTTTATAATAAAATGGCAACGTACCCTGTAGTAAACACAAAAACTGGTGAGCAAAAAGAAGTTGTGATGAGTGTCACAGAATGGGATAAATGGAAAGAAGAAAATCCTGACTGGTTAAGAGATTACTCTGATCCTTCTACGATGCCAGGTGTTGGCGAAGTAGGTGATTGGAAAGATAAGTTAAGAAAGACAAAACCAGGTTGGAATGATGTTCTTAAAAAAGCAAAAGCATCTCCTGGTTCGAGAGTAAAAACACTTTAAACAAATGCCAAGAAAAAAGAAAACGAATGGTGATCAACCCATTGGAATAGGTTATACTTCAAAACAAATGAAAAGAAAGAAACCAATAAGTAATTCCTATCTTATAGATATTGAACCAATTACAAATAATCAAAAAAAATTATTTGACTCATATTCCTCTGGAAAACATTTAGTTGCTTATGGTACAGCAGGTACAGGAAAAACATTTATTACCTTATATAATGCTCTTGCAGATATTCTTGATGAAAGCACTCCGTATGAAAAAATTTACTTAGTGCGTTCATTAGTATCAACTCGTGAAATTGGATTTTTACCAGGTGATCATGAAGATAAGGCAGATATTTATCAGATACCATATAAAAACATGGTAAAATATATGTTTCAAATGCCATCTGATGCTGATTTTGAGATGTTATATGGTAATTTAAAGGCACAGGACAGTATTAAATTCTGGAGTACGTCATTTATTCGTGGAACTACATTAGATAATGCCATCATAATTGTTGATGAATTTCAAAACCTTAACTTTCACGAATTAGATAGTATTATTACTCGTGTTGGTGAAAATAGTAAGATTGTCTTTTGTGGTGATGCAAGTCAAAGTGATTTAGTTAAAACAAATGACAGGAATGGAATACATGATTTTCTTAACATCTTGCGTAAAATGCCATCTTTTGATATAATAGAGTTTGGGATTGATGATATAGTTCGTTCAGGACTTGTCAAAGAATATATTATTGCAAAATTAGAAGCTGGTCTTTAATGTTTAATCATGTAGATATTGATCTTCCTAAGTTATCAAGAGAAACGATTGATGGTGTACGTTATTATAATGTACCTGACGAAGATGAATTACTTAAATTAGTTTCAATCACATCTATTACGAGTCACTTCAATAAGCAGATATTTCTGGATTGGAGAAAAAGGGTTGGTAATGAGGTAGCAGATAAGATTACGAAGGCAGCAACCACCCGTGGAACTGACTTTCATACCCTTACTGAAAATCATCTATATAATCATGAGGAGTTACCAAAGGTTCCTCCAATTTCAAATTTTCTGTTTAAAGTCGCTAAAGCAAAAATAGATAATATAAATAATATTTACGCTTTAGAGGGTGCTCTCTATAGTAAGCATCTAGGAATTGCTGGAACCGTTGATTGCATCGCTGAATATAACAACGAACTGGCAATAATTGATTTTAAAACTTCTAAAAAACCAAAACCAAAAGACTGGATCGAACATTATTTTGTCCAGTGTATGGCATACGGTTGTATGTTATACGAATTAACAGGTATATCTGTTAAAAAACTTGTAGTTATTATGTCCTGTGAAAATGGAGAATGCATCGTCTATGAAGAGTACAACAAAGCAAAGTATATCAAACTCCTCGGA